CTCTGATGTCTGTAAATGTTAGTGCTGAGGATTGCAAAGTGCAGTAGGAAGCCTACTAAGTAGATTGTTAATAGTGTCATAGTTTTTTACGTTTAGCTCTACGTTTTTTTTGTGGTGTATTAGTTACCTCTGTTATTGGCTCAGGAGTAAGCTCTACTTGCGTTAATTCTATCAGTGCTTGAGCTTGTTCAGCCTTAGCTAAATCTTCCATCAAATGCCTTTCTAATCTGTTTAGCAAGTCATTCATGCAGGGAGCGCAAGATGTAAAGCTTCTGCCATCTCTAACACCGAGATATTCTTTTCTGAGTTTGAATATCTTAGCCATCTCACCTGGCTCTAATCTTCCTCGCTTACGAATCTCTCTGATGTGTTCAAGTGTTGGCATCTGCCAATCTTTAGCATCGAGCTTAGGCCATTGCTTAGCTGGGCAGTCAGTAGCTGCGTAACTTGCTAAGTGATCTACCGGGCAGCCACAAGGCTTAAAGGTTATCTCACCAATTTGATGAGGCCGTTTAAATGGGTTAATCGCATTAATTGGAGGGCCGCAAGTACCAAACTGCTTGTTATAGACAGGGCACTCTTTGCACACCTTAACGCGAGCTTCGAAGTCAGTGCTGTTTATCATCATATTTGTAAAGAATTTCTAAGTGTTGTTTTAGCTTTCTTAATTGTGCGGTAAAGATAGTTCAAAGGTATACCGGTCTCTTTAGCTAATTCCTGATAGCTGAAGTCATCCAATGCGTATAAGAAGAATAGCTCACGCTCAAAGTAAGGCAGCCTGCTGATGAAGATGTCTAACTGCTCATTCTCTAATCTCATCCCTACACTCTTGTTTACATCATCAATAATATCATCTTTCAGATCATTGCGTATCTTTTCGAATCTTAACCGGGTATAATTGAATGAGCTGTTACTGCATCGTGCAGATAAGCGGATAGCATTGCTAACGTAATTATTGAGCTTGCCTCGGTTATGAATATCTTGCAGCTTATCTTTGTCGCTCTCTAAAATCTTAAGCAGCGTGTCGTGCAGTAGCTCATCGGCTAAGTCTAAGCGCGTAACAGTTGCTGCTACTCTGCGCCACTCGTTATAACACTTATTTATTTCTGAGTGATAGGTACTCATCTATAACTTGTTTGGCCTCATCAAAGCTCTTGCATGTAACTGCATGGTAGCCATTGTTAATTAACTTTGCTTGCCAGTCTTTCTGAGATTGACTCATAACACCCTTAGCTGTTTTCATTTCTATTGCTAATCCAAAGAATGAGCCTTTGGCCTGATAAATAAAAATGTCAGGGAAGCCTTTAACGTATCCTGTTTTTTTCATCTTTACAGCTTGCTTCATGGATGTGCGAACACCACCAGCTGAAGCACAGTAAAGTAGCCGAGGATATTGAGCGTTAATGTAGTTAATAACTGCCTCTTGTATTAAGGCTTCCTCATTCTTCATGTCTCAAAATTAACCTATTAACTTAGTTCGTTTCAACATCTTGTTAACATACTTATTCACATAGCATTAAGCGCTATATCTTTGGCCTAAGAATTTGCTTTTGGTTTAGCAATGATTATTGATTTTCTATTAGAGCTTCACAACGGTGAGGCTCTTTTAGTTTATACCCTTATGCGTATAATTTGCAGATATTAGCGTAGATTATACGTTATCGGGTATAATTTTTAGAAAAATTCATGCAGTTAATTCGGCTGTGCTTCGAATTGATGTAGATTATTTTACACGAAATGCATATTAAAGTGTGTAATATCCCTCATAAAGCACTTTTAAGTACAATAAAGTGTGCTAAATAACACTTTAATGGAGTTATCTTAGATGAATGCATACTTGGTATAATTCCTATTGAGCTCAAAGTAAGCTCTCATCATTATAGCATCAGCTATATCGGGAGAGATTCCACCGGTGCGCTGGCTGATAGTATCTTTTGATGTTACTCGCAGCTTACCTTCTTTATCAGGATCTACTCTGCGAATAAGCTCAAGTTCCTTAACAATATCTTCCTGCCATTTAATGGGAAAGGTTATTTCATTCTTATCTATCAGCTCTCCTAATCTAAAGTAGCAGTCAGCTTTTAGATTCATGTACTGAGTGCCTCGCACTGCCTTACTACCATTCATAAACTCTCTGCAGCGTAAGCTATCTACCAAGCCACCGCCCACCCCATCAGCATCGGCAAGCACGTTAGATAGTCTAATGCTGTGAGTGTTCATTAATCTTTGTATCTCAGCTTTAACTTCATCCTGTCTCTTCTGCCTAAGAACTACTATATCAATACAGCTTAAACCTTTCCATACACATAGCACAGTTCTATCCTTACCAAGCCGCGCAATGTCGGCAGTGATATATCCATCACCTACATTCATAGGCTCACGAAAGCAGCGCATAAGCTCATCATACATGTAAAGTCTATCTGAGCTGTTATCAAATTCCCAGTCTCCCTCTAATAGTCTCTTCCTATCTGCTTCGGGAAGGCGAGTAAGGCTTGTAACGTAGCTGTCAGGTAGGTACAAATTGTCCCCAGGTAGCGCTTGTACAAAAGCTCTATGCTCAGGCAAGTTCTGATTCTTGTATGGTAAGTAGAATTGATTGTATATCCACCCCTTTGATGGATTGCAAGTAAGTAATATCTTAGGCTTTAATCCAAACTCGTTAAGCTTGTAGCGAATACGTGAGCTAACAATAGAGTAAGCCTTCTCAGTTATCTCAGTAGCTTCATCAATAAATGCATCTGTAATTTCAAGGCCGCCTAAATCCGTCATCATGGGATCTGATGGATATAGAAATAAATCGGCTAATATAATCTCACTACCATTGCTAAATTTAATGATATGGCTCTGCTGATTATAGATAAAATCTTCGCCTGCCTTTAGCCCTATCTCGTTAGCCACCTGAAAGAAGGTAGCCATTGTAGTCTTTTTAAGCGTGTCTAACTTAGCTCGGCCTATTAGTGAGCGTGTACCTGGGTACTTTAACCTGCGTAATATCTGCCACATGCAGCCGAGCATAGTCTTTCCACCGCCTGCTGCTCCACCATACAAGATGGTTTCTACATCTGAATCTACTGATAAGAATTTAAGTGCCTCGCTTTGTCTTGTTAGAGGCTTAAAGTTGTACTCTATTTGTCGCGCCATTGCACAAAGTTAGGCACAATGACGTGAGAATCAATAGGGTTACGTACTCTTTCTAAATTCAATTCCATCAAATAAGCGCCTAATGGCTTAGGTGGGCGCATCCTTTCAACATGAAAGCCCATGTAACCTTCATCATATTCCTCTTTATAACTTGCTGTTCTAATGTGATGCACGTATCTCATGTTAATTCGGTAGCCATTACCAGGGCTGTGAGTTAATTCCTCTACCATATCGGCATGGTGATAAAGCTCGTGAACGTGACCACTCCAAATGCAATCCGCTCCATCAATCATAACACCCATACGGTTATTCTGAATTACTCCCTTAGTCACTACTCCGCCACCACCACTTCCATGATAATACTTAGTCTTGAATGTAAAGTGGCTGCTCTTTCCTTTAGCCACTCTATGAATCCACCATCCACCATATCCACCTACTAATACATTGGTGCCTGCTTCTCTGTTTAAGCCACTAATAAAGCGCTCTATTAAGTCAGTCTCACAGTTCTTAATTATAGCTGTCTCATGATTACCATAGCCAACAAACACCATCAGGTGAGCGTATGGCTTAAACCAATCTATTGCAGTGTTTACAAGCGCATCTAAGTAGTTAGCTACGTTATGCTCCGGCAAGATGTCATTCTTACTCCTGCGCGGATCATACTTGCCCTGCATCGCACAGAACAAATCTCCATTTACAGCGAAATAAATGTTTTCAGCTAAGCACTTATCTAAGTGTGCCTTAAGTAACTTCCTGTCGCAGTGAGGATTATCCCAATGGATGTCACTCATCATTAAGAATTTATCCCCACTCTTGCACGTTGTAATTATGACGTTTCTACCCTCGCGAGATGATGTAATCATTTGTGATTATGTTAGATTTTAACTCCTGAAAATGCTTCTTGAATTCGTTGTAAGGCACATCTATTACTATTCCGTTATCAATGCCTTGCATTAGTGCTATTGTGCGCTGCCCTACGTAGTAAGTGCCATCTGATCTAAACTCTACTTCAGCCTGGATACCTACGCACTTTCTTGCATCGAACATGAAGGGCACATTATCGGCATAGGTAGCTTCTAAGCCGATATCCTCGGTATAGTTCCACTGAACTATGTAAGTGCTGCATAACTCAGGTAGCAGCTTCGCATTTAAATCTACAGGCTCCTTCTTTTTCTTAAATAGATTCATACGCTAAAATTAATAAAAAAGCCCAGCGTATTGCTGAGCTCTCTTATTGTTAGTGGAAGAAATGACTAAAATAAACTAAGTTGTGGTTTAATAGCAACCTCTTTACCTGGTATTGGTATCTCACCCATTGCCATCAGAATACCGTCAAATCTGCCATTGTAGTTAGATATGATTAAAGCCTGCTTCATCTCTGATTTAACCAATGATATAGCCTCTTCTTTCGATGCGCTAACATCTTCCTCTTCCCAAGATAAAGGCCTGCTAATAGTTGTGCTAATACCTTGTATGTGATATGTGCGAGCATATCCATTTTTATTCTTAGCTATTTCATAGTTAGCTAAAACTCCATCGGCTTTATACAACATTGTATCTCCATTGGTGCAGATACCCTCTTCATCATAGATATACTTGCTCATAATTTACCCTCCCGAATCTCAATTCTAAATAAGTCTTTAAGTATCTCTATCTCATGATCTTTAAAGTTGCTTATACCTTGCTCTCTGAGGCAGTAATTACTTTGCTCTATACCTAATTTATACGCGAGATATTCTTGGCTATAGCCGTAAAAAAGTCTATAGCATTTAATGCTTCTGTGAAATGATATCATGATTTTTCAAATTCTTTAGTTAATGTTTCTATTTGCTCTTGGCATTTTTCAATTTCATAATCAATAAGGCTTTCATAATTTTCATTACTGATATAAACTATAGAAATTGAATAGCCAAATTCTTTAGGTATGTACAGCTCAGGCTTTCTTTTTTTAGCTCTTGTTAAGTCTACTATTTTAGTCCTTAAATCATCTATCTCTTCATGAATATAGATAAGCTCTTGAAATCTTTCTCTTGTCATATTTCTTCTTGTTTTAAAATAGAAAATCTATAAGAGCCGTGATCTACTTTATTTATAAAAGTAAGTAGTACGTTTAATTCACTTAATTCAGAATAATTAAGATATCTTTTTGTCCAACAATCAGATAAATATACTCCATTGCCATCATCGTGAATTGTGCCTATTAACTTACCACGTAATTTAAATGCCCAAGCATCACTTCCTGAATAATACAATGAATGTGTATACTCATCACTTTCTATAACGTAATCTACTGTTATCAATGATTCTTCTTTTGGAATAACTAAATACTTCATTTTTCTCCTTTGTTTATTTGTTTAATAATGTCAATGTAAACTATTCTGCTAAGCTCTATCTTCTTAGCATTAATGAAATCCTGATCAGTGCCTTCGTTGCGAAGCTTGTTAGCATCCTTCCATCTTTGTGCTATGCGCTGCTCGGCTAAGTCATCCATTCGCTCCCACACCTCAGGCATCCAATCAGACTTCTTATAAATGCCTTGTCTGAACAAGCGCTGGCAGTTGTAAGGTGCAGATATCTCTACCCATGTTTGCTTGCCGTTCTTATAGCGCTCAGCATCAGCATGCAAGTCATCTATAGGATTTGTAGGAGTGTATTCACGAGGCTCAGCCTCAGGCAAGATAAGCGCTTTATTAAGCTCTCTCCATGTCTTAGCTTTATACTCTTCGTACTTCTTAAACACATCAGCCATAAATGAGATACTGAATAGGTTATAGGCATCTACTCTCTCCCATTCCTTACCTACTGCATTTAACAAAAAGGCATTCTGCCAATCTTTAATTGATGTAGTCCGATACGTATTTTGTGTAAGTTGCTGAAGCAGAGTAACTTCTATATCTGAAGGTAAAGCCTTAATAGAATTGATTACAGCAGCCTGCGCAATCAGCTCTCTAAACTCCTGCTCAGATAATGAGTGAAGCTTAGGTGAGTTAATAGCCTCTACTACGTTACTCTCTTCAGCGCTTAGTGAACGACTGAAGCTCTGATGTGCTAATGCGCCCAATCTTTTGCTCATCTTCTTTAGATTTTTGTTGGTTAGTATCTCTTGCTTTCCATTGATCTGCAGCAGCTCTCCAGCTCTTCATGGAATTTCTGCCTACCTTCCATCCATTAGATTCATAGTGGCAGTAGAATTTCTTAGCTAATACTAAATCTTGTAGGTATTCTACTACATCTGATAGTGATGGAGGGGTGAATTTAGTAGAGGCAGAGCGCTTAGATTCAAGCGCTCGCACTCTCTCCTCAAGCGCTTCTATGCGCTTTAATAAGATTGTTGTCATATTGGTTTATTGATTAATGATTAGCCAAATATAATAAGATTCTCTTCCACCATGGCAGTGCTACTGCTTTTTTTACTCTTGGCTTTGGAGTGCGCAGTAATTTTATAGGCTCAGTTTTTGGCATGTTAACTAAGCCGAGCATGTCGGTAGGTATATCTACAAATTGACTATCTTTCTTCTGCAAAAGGAATGAAGTATATTTCATTTTTTCTTTTTGCTGAAGGTATTTTTTATGACGGTTTTTCTTTTGAATCTCCATTATTCTATAGAAATCTTTACGTTCTAATTTTGGCTTTACTACAAATACAGTTTTACCATCATACCTTCCAAGAATTCTTGCATCTACTAAATACTTACCCATTGATCCTGATAATCCTACTTTACGAAGTGCCTGGGTTAACATAAGACCTTGCGATATTAAATCTACTGCCTGTTGTAATCTCTGAATAGTTACCGGCTCTTGCTTTCTTTTGTCGAATTTCATTTTAGTTTGTTCCATGATTATTGATTTATTAATTATTAATCTGTTAGTTTATCGAAAGCCTTATTAAGATTCTCATTGTCTAAGTGATTTAGAATCTGCTCTACATGTCCTCTGTACATGCGATCTGTTTGAATCATATTGTTAACCGAATCTACAGCGTGCAGCACAGTCGCATGATGTCTATTAAATATAGCTCCGATGTTAGCAAAGCTTAGAGAAGTGCCCTTGCGTAGAATCCACATAGACGTTTGACGTATATCATTAATCTCACGCTTACGAGATTTGCCCTTAAGCTCGCTCCATTCTACATGAGTTAAATTACATACTACCTTCATCATGGCATTAACGCGCTGCTCATTTAAAGACTCTATCTCTCCGTTAATGGTTTGCCATTTAAGCTCAGGTATGGGCGTCTCTATTACAGCTCTAACTAAGTTATCAATTCGTCTACGCGCATGAAGCTGCTGCTCCGCTGGTATAAGTAGAATTAAATCTGCTATCTTTCTATCAATTGCTTTGCTCATTTTCTTCGTATTTAGATTTATAGAAAAGCAATGATTCAAATTTTGCCTCAAGAGATTGGCTCAATGAATTTTCATTTACAAATTCTAATTTACTCCCTTCAATAAATGCCTCTTGAATTTCTTGCCTATGTATATTTCGGGCTTGTTCAAACAATTCCTCCATGTCAGGAGTCCAGTCTAATTTAAATGCTAACTCAAAATATAATTGATCTATAATACTTACTCTATTGTTACTCATGGTTTACTGTCTTTCATTAATTCTAATATGTATGGTATCTCTTCCTCAGTTATATTAGCAAGTTTGCCTATGTGCGTAACCTTCATGCTACGCGGCTGCTTAATGTATTTCTGAGCTGTAGGGTAACTCACCTCTAGCACTTCAGCGAACTGAGCCACAGTCACAAAGTGACTGCGAACCCAGCTGTGAAATGGAGTAAGCTTAGAATGGCATTTCATCGTCGCTTGCTTCATCTAATTTAGAATTAATTGTTGAACTAACTTTAACTTCCTCTTCTTTAAGCCAAGCCAAGAATATCTCAGCTGTATCTAATACATCACCTGGCTTACTACCTTTCTGCTCTTTGCAGAATAGAACTGCATTGTTCAGCGCTACTGATCTGCTGATAGAATTCTGTACATCAGGGCTTTCTTTGCGGTAATTAACAGCGCTATTCACCGCACCACTTGGAGCAGAAGATGAGCCATTAAATGGGTTAGGATTTTGTAGTTTAAAGTTAGTTGACTTTCTACCTGTTGGTCCAGTGCGCTCTTCAGCTGTATAGTGAATGGTAGCACCTACTGCTATCTTCGGGCTCTGCATGTCCTTAACTCCTACCTGCCCTACCTCTCCATTCTCTAACACAAGGTCAAAGTAATGGATTGCTCCGCTTGGGCCATCCCACGTTCTAACGAATTTCTGACTTTTAACAATTCCTTGTTTCATAACTGTGTTGTTTTTATTTATGTATTTACTTAATTTTTCTGCTAACTTTTCTTCTTGCTCATCCCAATCTATTGATGGCTTGAGCTTATCCCAATTAGGCTCCCTGTTGTAGTTCATGGGGATTATTGATGAAGTAACTACGCCAAGATTCATAGACTACTTTCTGAGCCATCTCGTTGAACTCTAACTCCTCTCCCGGTAGTGAGCTCTGCACGCAAATAAAGCGGCTGTTATATCTATCAGATAACATAACGATCAGACATAAAGTAATCGTGTACATTCTCTTCACCTTCGCTCTCGAATTGAAATAGAAAAGTGCCATCTTCAGGATACACCTCGCCATGCTTCTTGGCTATTGAGAAATCAGTTAATGAGTAGCTGTGGGCTGATGTGTACAGCTTCCATCCGCATCCTTCGGCATCCCACCGAGATACGATTACCTTACCGGTAATGTTGTTTGGTTTATTCATGATTATTAATTTTTGCTAATTTATAAAACTTTTTCTATCTCAATTAAAAATCCTTCACCTTCAATAGAATATTCAGTGAACTCTTCCTGGAATGGTAACGTTTCTTTGAAGTTGTAAAGGTCAAACATTAAAGCAGCCATCTGCTGAGCTATCTCAAAGGTCTCAGCTTCAAACTGAGTAGGAATATTCAAGCGGCTGTATAAGCTGATTCTATCCTCACGTAGAGGAGTTACTTTAAGTACGAAGCTCATAACTCTACCTCCTTACTAACTAACACAGTGCGAGTCTCTCTGAAGTTAGTAGCTAATGTGAACTCAGCAAAAGCTTCCTCATAGGTGCTGAATGCTTTATAGTAGCTACCATCAATTTTTAACATGTAGCGAGTGCCATCGTACTTCGCTATCTCAACAATTTCAAAAAGTGTTTTCATGATTATTTAGATATGTGATTTGGTTGTGATTCTAATTTAGCTGTGTCTGCATCGAATGAACCTCCGATGAGTAGGCCTGCTATTAGCATGGCTAAGAAGAGTAGTGCTTTTTTCATTTGCTTATTGATTTAATTTTAGCAAATGTACTACGATATTTTAGAAAAGCAAAAGAAACCTTACTAAAGTTAGCAAAGTTATTAACAAAGATTTGTTAGTTTAGAAAAGTAGAGTGAAGATAATACCCCCCACGAATGAGATGGGAATACCTATAAGCGCTGCACTGCGCCAAGATTCTTTACGTGCAGCTTCTTTGTATAAATCTTCCTGAGATTTAACTAACTGCTGAGAAGTCTTTTCGTTGGTGAGCGCCCATGCGTCTATAGACTTCTGCTGATCCTTAATAACAATAGCTGAAATGCTATCCGATTTAGATAGCGTTATGAACTGAGTCTTAAGATAATCTCTCTCAGCCTTTAATTTAAGTAATGCTCTTACTTCCTTAGTCGTTAGACTGACCAGGGTATCTCTCTCCTGCAAGCTCTGCGAGTAGAGAGTGCATGGCTCTGCGCAGCCCATGCCTATCAAGAGAATCAATAGCACTAATGTTTGCTTCATATCTTTCTTTATTTCTTTCTAACTGCTGATTTAATTCCTCTATCTGAAGCATGCGCTGCACATTGGTAGCTTCTAAGCTATCAATAACGTGAGTAGCTCTATCTGCTCTACGCTCATAACCTTCAATAGTCTTTTCATCCTGCTTAATTCTGATGTATAAACTCTGAATAATTATGCAGATGGTGATAGCTACAGCTATAAAAATAGCGCCCTTAATTTGATCCTTCGTCATTAGATTTCTTTTTATTTGCAAAGATAGATTCTATAACTGTTAACCCTAACCCTCCACCTGCTAAAATCAATAAGCCATCAAACATGTATTCAGGAGTTTTGTATTCAGTAAATGTGCCTATGTAACTTAAGTTAATGCATACTACTAACGCTAAGATAGATGCCACTCTCTTAGAGCTCGCATCGGTCTCGTTACTGAATACACTCTTCAGCCATTTCATCTGCGCTTCTTATTCATCTTATAGATGGTAAAGATGGATGCAGCTGCTGATAATAGTAGGCAGAATATTTTTAATGCAAATTCAACATCTAACATCCATGCTGGCACTGATAACAGAATGCTGCTAATAGTGCCGGTTACTCCTTCTGCTACTTGTTGCTGATGGTTGCTCATATCTCTTTTAATAGAGTGTAAGTAAATGCCTTTTTGTTTGATTTAATACACGCTTGGATTAGCTCTTTGTATTGCTTAGGAATGTTCAACACTTGGCAGCCTGCGCTCCACTTATCAATGTTCTTAGATTCTGTTAATTCATTAGCACGATGGATGTTAATTCCAAATAGGCCTGTATCTTCTTTACCTTGCTCCTCAGCTATTGAATCTTTGTCCGCATCTCTGAATACAGTTACTTTCTTTGACTGCACTAATGCGCTGTATTTGCCCTGATGCAGCCCTATTGTGTATGTGTCTACGTATTGCCCTGGCTTTAAAACTGCTGTGCCTAACTTATTCATGGGATTATTAAGCCAAAAAGTACCTGGATTAGTTGTGCCAGTGTACCACTTGACCTCATTACCCTGCACCAAGCCTATTAGATCGTCAAATTTGTTAGGCTCGTTAGCTTTGCTGCGGATACCCACGATGTGAATAGATGGCCATTTGTAGCCAAGCTCTGTAAATTGAGCCTTAAGCTCGTCTATTGTTGGTGCTTTCATGCTTTCTAAGTTCTTTATCTCGTTTGCTTAAGTAGACTTTAAGCTTTCGCTCATAGTCTTTTCTTGTTTTTTCTTCCTTTGTCATGTATATTAGTTAGTGAAATCTCTCACGTTGAATCTGCTCCAAGCGCTATCATAATTTCTCCCCTCACTAAAAGCTACAGTGCTCTGCCTGTTCACTTTGCGCAATGGATGGATATCAGGAAAGTTATTAGAGCTGTATTCAGGATAGCTGCTGCTATTGTCGCACAAATAATCTACTAAGCGCTGAGTGTACCACTGAGCATTCTCACGTGCCTTCTCTACTAAGCTATCCATCTCACCTTTAGTTATGGCTGTAGTATTCTCAGATTGACGTGTAACTAAGTTACCATTGTCGTGCTTATACATTAGGAAAGGATAAAGCTCTACCATTGTCCACCAAGCCGTTGGCTTAACGATGTATTCATTTAATAGAGTTGCATACACTCCAGCTAATGTGCCTGCGCTTATCTCAGATTTAATCTTATTAGTTAAATCAGTGCCAAGGTATAAGGTCATGTACTTATCTTGAGCGAGATACATTGCAGGTCTAATTAAGTTAGTATCTACAGCCTCATTAAGCTGAGTGTACTTCTTTAAGAATTCCTCGTTAATGAATAATATTTCCGGTGCTATTGCCATTGTTGTTTAGTGTTTAATTAGATTGGATTAACTCTGCCATTATCAGGCATATCAAATGGGCGAGTGTTAGCTGTAGCAAAGTCTTTAGCTATATCTTTCAAAGGCATGCCTGCTCTAATAGCTCTTGCTACTGAGATTGGATTAGATGACTCTAAGCCATTATCAGCAATGAATCTTCCCTTCTCTCTTTTGCGGAAATATACTCTGCGCTCGAAAGCATGTTTGCAATTGACTCCTCCCTTGTATAACCAAACCGAATAGGTAGTGCTGCCTCTTTGTGCTAAGCCTGGATTTAATGTATTAGTATCAGGCTCCATAGCTTGCAAATCCTCATATCTATACACAAATCCAGCGCGTGCAGCGTTGGCCATTTGTCTACAAAACCTTCTGCTTTTAGCGCTTGTGTTCTTAGAGTATGCGTAGCGAATCTTATAAAGGCCGCTATCCATTTCAGATGGCTTATCAGGATCTGCATAGCTTCTAACTGATGCAAGATTAACAGGCTCAGCTTCGATTAATTCCCACTCATCTTCATCTACAATCTCGCCCTTATCTTCTAAGAATTCACACCACCAATTCTCGTCCTCATCGGTAAAGATTGGAGGCTTCTCTTGTGGATCTAAATTAGACTTTTTTTTTTCAGCGCTTAGTTGAGTTGTTGCAGTTTGTGCAACAGTTGTTGTAGTGATTTCTTCGCCGAATATATCATTAGACTCAATGTATAAATCAGCAACAATGCCCATGCCTTTAAATATCTCTTCAAGGCTGTCTGTTATAATTTGTTGGTAAGGCTCAATGATGTTTCTGTTGAAGATTCGGTAAGCCTGCTTCATTTCATCTGCGTTACTTCCTAATCCACCTGCATCTCTAATACCAAATAATAGGGGTGAAGTTACGCGGTGAGCTGCTAAGATATTCTCTCTTGACTGCACGCTTAATTCTTGCCACTGCTTATCTGCATCGGACATTGGCACTAAGTCTAAACGCGGTGCTCTATCAGCTGATTCATTAAATGTGAATACTACCTTACCTGCTTTCTTAGCACCTACCATGGTCTCCCAATTTCTGCGAATAGCCATCTGCTCCTCAGGATCAGGAATGCCATTGTTCATATGCAAGAAATAGCTCGGTGCCATTCCATTGCTTAAGAATGCTCTATAAAATTCGCTAATGTCGCGAGTAATTTCAATGTAATTAATAGCACTGTAGTAATCAGGCTTAGGATAGTAAGCGCTGCCTGGTGTCATTACTCCAACGAATAACACTTGCGAAGGCTCATCTGCTTTCGTGGTAGTGTTATACATCGGGATGAATACAGGAATGTTTTTTTTCTTGCGAGTATCTGACCAATCCTTTGAGTAATAAATACCCGGTATAATATCCTCATCATTAGCCACAGCTAAGCGGCAGTTTTCGTATGGCAGATGATTAATCTTAGCAATAGTGTTTCTATCTACTGACCAAATCACCTCTAAGTAATATCCGCCCTGCATCTTTGCATCCAATGCTATAGGTCTACGAATAGTATTTAATTTAAGTCTATCTATCTCTCTTTGAGCAGCAGGATTGTTACTCTTAATTTCCTTCCCTGCTATCATGAAAGCTATGCTCATCGTTAATGCAGAGTGCACAGGAGAGGCATAGTAAAGGTCTATCAAATAGTTGCTGAATAAATTCGCCTCGCCAAGCGTTACCCATCCTTTAGGAGTCTCTTTCTCGGTAGCTTCCTGAGGCATTGCTGCGCCAAGATTAACTAACATTGGTGCTGAGTGTGCTGTATTATCCATTGTAGGCTATATCGTTATCTATTGTTAAATTCGGCTCAGTAAATCGGGGAGTAGTAATATCTTCAACGATTAAATACCCCTTCTCTATTATCCCCTCTACTGCCGCGTTGGTAGGATCTAAGTTAGTGCTGCTATTTTGGCCATAAACTACGTAGCTGAATCGAGCTGGGTAGTTAATTAGTAGGCTTGCAGCTGTTGGTGTGTTGGCATTTGTGCCAATCTGAATGGTAGTGTACCTATCATTCTCTGCTATCTTAGTAGGAATAGCGTAAAGCTTTTGAAGTGTCTGCTCGTTAGTTAGTTCAAGCAGGTAATGAGTGTATGGATTAGCAAGCAAAAGCTCCCCTTCCTTTAGTGTAAGGTAGAGGAGCTGTGCTGCTGTATTTTTGAGTAAGTAAATCATGCTTTAAATATAGCACAAATTTACTTATAGTGAACCTTGTACTACAGTAATTGTAGAGTAGTCATCCCATACGTCAGTAGTATCACTAACAGTAAGGTAGTAAGCTTTATCTTTCTCCTCTCCTGTGAATGTAACTGTAAATCCTGACATATCTCCTTTAGCTGTTCCTGTAGCTGTAGTAAATGCAGTGATTTGCACTCCATCCTTATAGCCACACATCCAAAGGTTATCATTGTTATCCAATACCCAAAGTACGTTACGGCCTTTAGCAATGTTCTGAAGTTGTAGTGCACGCTCAGCTGTCATGCCATGAAACATAGCTACAACAGTTTGAGTGTAGAATACAGTGCCATTCTCAACGCTGATAGCAGCCTCTTCGGTGAATGATCCTGTATGCTTAGGTAATAAAAATTCGTAAATGCTACCAGTTGCTAAAGCCGTAACTTCGTTATCGGTGATAGCAGCTGAATTAGCAAATGTATCATAGGCGCCAAGGTAGATTGCTTTAATCCCCCCGATCGCTTCGCGGCAGTTGATCTGGAATCCAGCGGTAGTTAGACAGCTCATATCTGTGTGTAATTTTTTTTTATTATTATGAAATATTCTTTGCAAAGAATGGGCAGCTCTTAGCTTACCCACTCTTTTAACAAAGGAGTATTAATTAGGGATTCATGAATCCTAAGATAGCCTCAGCAGGAATAGCTACTTGAGTACCTGCGCGAAACTTCATAACCATTCTCACGTTATCTGATCCATCAGTTACGCTCATATCTACAACCTTAACTTCGTTGAAGTCAGATACTAAGTCAGTACCAAAGAATAGGTTATCTACCTTAGCGAATAAAGCTACGTTGTCAGGAATACCTGGGCAAACATAAATCTCATATCCATCAAACATCAATGGGTAGTTAGAAGCAGCGTTGAACTGTTGCAAGTAACCCAAAGCGCTTAACGCTTGACGATAAAGTTGAGCAGTCTTTCTATTGATGTAAAGCTTAACAGTAGTGTCACCCAACAAAGTAGCAGGTAATGCGTTAGCTAAAGTTGTCAAAGAAGATACGATGTTAGCAGCAGTGAATGCGTTAGCGAAGTCAACATCAGGAGTACCACTCTTAGCAGTGTCCAATACTTTCAAAATTCCGTTGAAAGAAGTGAATGAAGAACCTTCGAAGTTACCTTGCCACAAAGTGTATTCAATGTTCTCAGCTACCTTACCTGAAAGGTGTGCGATAACGAAGTCTGCGAAGTTAGCAGGAATAACATTGTTGATGAATCCACGACCTGTTTGAGCCGCTTCCCAATCCGATGCGAATTGAGCCTTACAAACTTCCACGTTCACCTTAAGGTCAGTAACTTGAAGTACACGCTCAGCCAAAGTAAGAGTAGTGTCTGCGTTGTCGAAGTCACAACCCCAAGCCTTAACGATACCTGTAGACGCTAAAGTCTTAAGTACCATTTTGAATTTTACGTTTTCCTTAACGGTTACGTAGTTGTTAGCAATTGTATCTCCCGATAAAACTGCTGCGCTGATATACGGCAGAGCTAACTCGCCAGCATATGAGCTTGAAATGGATAAATTAGATGCCATTTTTTGTTTTTGTTTTTATTTTGTGTTTATTTGAATTTACTTAAAATTGCGAATGCTCTTTGTTGAGATGTCATGCGTGACATATCTACAGGCTGAGCAGGTGCTGATTGGCGAGATTGCTTAACAGTTGTTGCAGCAGGTGCTTGTGAAAGCTCTACTATCTTTGCTTCAGCAGCGCTAAGCTTAGCCTCGAACTCAGCCATGATGTTATTTAACAATCCCTCTACTTGCTCTTTGCTATAAGTCTCAGCTACTTCCTGCTCAATAGTTACTTCAACAGTTGGCTCTTCAGTGATTGCCTCAGCGATAGAAGCTATCTTGCCTTCTGCTACTACTATAGTAGTGCCGTTAGCTAACTTATACTCGCCATCGGTTACAGGTGTTGGATTGCCATCTGCATCCATTACGAATACTTCTACACCTTCTGCCATCTCAGGAGCTGGAGTGTAAACAATAGTACCATCTTCAAGAGTCTCTTGAGCCATCATTTCTACTTTAGTAGATTCTTCAACAGCAGGAGTCTCTTCAACAGATAGTTTGATCCCATGCTTACTAAGCATCGGGCTGAATTTGTTTAAAATTTCTTGAATCATGTTCATGTGTTATATTAGTTAGTGGAAAAAATTACAAATTCATTTCAAGAGCTGCAGCCAATTCAGCCAACAGCTTCTCTAAGTCTTTCTCAGATACGTTGCTCTCACCCATTGGAGTAAACCATCCCTCTATAGAGAAGCCTTTAACCTCGCCATTCTTTACAGCTGCCCACGTCTTATCGTCATCTACTTTTACTCCAATCATCCACGTACCATCAGGCAGTTCAAAGCCGTAGTTATCACCTTTATCCGCACCTGCTTTAATCCATGATTCTACTACTGTAAGATTATTCACAGGCATCTCATGCTGAATAGTATGGTTATGGTGCATGTTACGCTTCAGGAATTCCTGAGCTGTCTGCTCAATGGTCTCTTTAGAGTAAGTGATAAAGTATTTTTCTCCATTCCCATCATATCTAACTATAGGCTGATTAGGAATTAATGCAGGGCCATAGAGCATGCGCTTCTCTCCATCTTCCACGCGAGCTAATAACAAGTTAGCTTTAGACAGTGCTACAAAGTCTACCATTATAGCAGGCTCAGATACAAGGCTCACAGCGTATACCCCCATGTTATCCTCTTCCTCTCCGAGGCCATATTCAATTAACTTCAATTTATCATTCATAGGTTTCATTTATTTCAAATAGTATAGCTTCAATTACTTCATCTATTATAGCCTCGGTATCTTGTAGCTCAGTCTTATCAATTTCAGATAGTGCGTTTCGAACTCCTCTTTCTACGCACTTTTTTAATAGTGGAAAGTTTGCCATTTTCGTTATAGATATGATTGGTCAATAATCTTTTGTCGTGCCTCTAATGCGTTAGCCACGTTACCTGCTAATACATAAGTCTCAGTAGTGCCAGGCGCGTTGTTATTCATTGCTGCTCCGCTAAAGTCAATAGCCGGTGCATTAGCTGTTCCTGTTGGTGCATTTAAATCTCCATTACCTCCGCTACCTGTTCCGCTACCATTAAACTGCGTTTGGTTAATCTTAACAATGTTAGCTACCCCTGCTGCTGCTACAGCTGCTGCTTTTACGAAGTTCATTCCTGTTAGTTGGTCTTGTGGCACTGCTAACTGCTGAACAATACCCGAAGCCATGGCTATTGTAGCCTGCGCCTTCTGAATCATCTTATTACGTTCAAAGGCTTTGCGCTGGCTTGCTTCATCACCTTTAGCAGCTGCCTCATTTAATGAGCTTAGTGCATCTAAAGCAAGGCCTGCCATCTCGAAGTTCGATTGAATGTTAGCCATTCTTCTTTCCTGATCTTCCTTTCTGTACTTCTCTTTTATCTCATTCTCTTTCCGAGCCTGCTCTTCTACCAATGCAGTAGCATCCAATCCTGCTGCTTCCGCTTGAGTCTTAAGTTGAAAGTAATACTCTTGAGAAGCCATTAGCTCCTGCTCTTGCTTACTTAATTTTGATTGGTAATTAGCTTCATCTGCTCCATCAATAATAGATTGAAGCTCTATTAATTCAGCTTGTTTTTGATTAATTGCCTCTTGCTGTAACTCTTTTAATTTCTTTGCATCTTCATCAGCTTTCTCTTGTTCTAACTCAGCAAATTTCTGAAGTATACCCTGAAGCTCTTGTGAGTGTCTTATTTTTAAATCTTGTAGCTCAGTCTCACTTTTTTTAGCTGCTACATAAGCTTCTTCTTCTTTCTTTTGTAGTGCTAATGTGTCGTCTAACTCTTTATTTAAAGCTGTTTTCTTAGCATCTGCTCTTGCTTTTTCTACTTCATCTAATCTCTTGTCTACTGCTAAAGCTTCATCTGCTATTCTTTTAGCTTCAGCATCGGCTTTAGCTTTTCTCTCTGCTGCTGCTGCCTTAGCTTTTGCAATAGCTTCAAGTTCTTTTTCAGTCTTAACACTATCTTTAGCGGCTTGCCCTGCGTTCCAAATCTCATCCTTATTATTTTGAAGGCTGATATTTTGATTCTTTAATGACTCTCTCTCTAAAATTAACTGATTAGCTAAAGCATTATTGCCAGCTTGGCGAGCTGCTGCTATCTCTTTGTTAATTTGGACTGCTCTCTCATTATTTAATTGCTGCAATACAGTAAGCTCTTCAGTAGCTTTTTTGTATTCACTGAATGCCTGATTCTGTAATAACTGCTTATTATATTGCTCGTCAGTACCTGAGCGAATCTTATCTAATAAAGCTTGAGCATCTTGGTTAATCTTAACCTTTCTAATCTCAAGATCATTGATGGCTTGTAATTGTGATTGCTGCGCCTCTAAGAATGCTGCTCTATCTTTTTCTAAGTAAGCTATCTTCATAGCTGTTTCAGCTTGAGCCTGCTTATTCTTGAGCATTTCTAACTCAGTGCGTAACATCTGAGCTGCTCCTGCTCCTAATGCTTTTTGAAGCGCCATCTGTCTTGCTAAAGCTTGCTCTTGAGATTTAAGTACTTCAGCTTGCTGCTTTAAACCTTCAAGCATCTTGCTCTTTCCACTAACCAAATCAGTCAGCTCTTCCCAATAAGCTATAACACTAATGATAGCTGCTACTAAAAGTAAAATAGGATTCGCTAAGATAGCTTTTCCTAATGCTTTAACACCTGCTATACCTGCCTGAAATGCACCTTTCAATCCAGCTGATAAAGCCTTAGTGTCAATGCGTGAAAGATTTCCGCTGAACGTCTGAAGCGATTGGCTTAATCCTTCAAAGTCTAAATTCTTAAGCTGCTCACCCATGATTCCAAAGGTGTTGCTCATTCCCTCAATAGCAGGCCCTGTATTACCCTTAACAGCTTCAGCCGCATCATTCATTCTATCCTTCAGCTCACCCATCTTCTGAGATAGCTGATTGAATTTCTCAGTGCCTGGATCGAATTGGTCTTGCTGTTTTTTCAGCTCAGCATATTGCTGCTTTAAAGTCTTAGTGGATTTCTCTAATTTCTGCGTAGAATTGTCTACTGTTTGCAGCTCCTGATTAATCTCCTCTAAACCTTGAAAAGTACCCTCGTCATTAAAGGAGAGTTTTAATATCATCTCTTGTGTAGCCATTATGCTATGCTATAAATTGTTAGTGCGATTAAACCGATTACTCCTAATAGTATAGTGTAATTAATAGCTCTTATTTGCCACACCTTTAGCCTCGCGTGATGGATGCCACTTGCTTGCTTAAATTCTTGACTCTTGCCAGGTACTCCTGAGCGCAATAAAGTCATACTATAGATAATGTCTTCGTAAGGATTTGTCATATTATAGGTGTACGTTGGAACTTAGTTTGTGTGTATTGGAATGTCGCGCTGATTACAGCTGTCTTACCTGTATGCTTGCATTCTAAGTAAGGTGCTATTCTATTGCTGACTATTGGCAAGTGTAATATGAATGAGTTAGATGCAAAGCCACTTGTGAATTCATGTATCTTGTGAGGAGTAGCTGAGTAGTGTGTTACCTTGTCTCGCCATACCATGCAGCTATATTCAACAGCTGCAACCTTATTAGTAAAATCAATACCGCCATAGTTGTACTCCATCACTGAAATGTAAACTTTAACGTTCCACACTGTCTCAGTAGGCATAACTAATACACCATTGTTAATGCCATCTATAAATAGATTCACATTAGTTGGATTGCTTACCATTTCACCCAATCCCATCAGCTGAATAAAGCCATGTTGTGAGCGCCCTGGTATAGTTGTTCCGAAGTCAGATGTACCATCGTACCAAGTACCACCGCCAAAGTGCACCCCTCTTACATCAGCTTCTGCCCATCTGCCTGCTACCATAGTGCCCTCTAAGTTTGGCCTGATAAAGTTGCGATAGCCTAAAGCTTGAGAGTAGTTATTGTTAGGGCTAATGCCATGGCCTAAGCCACTAACAAATATGCGTTCGTTGTTATTCTCAATAGATGCCCTATTGACGTTACCCATACCGGTAGCGCTCTTTTGATTACCACTTGTGTTAGTGATATTGCTACCTCCTACGTTGTTTGGTGAGGTAATTATACCTCCTGTGCCGTTAGTGCCTGTGCTTGCAAAGCATCGGCCTTTAGCACTGCTCCAAGTGTAGCCGTAAAACTCGCAGCACTCTTGTGAGCCTACACTTTCTCCACCATCGTAATCTAAGAATACTACTGCTCCAGTCTTAACATCTATTGTAGATGGGGTAAATTGACAAAGCGCTCCAATGTCAAGTAATCGGATGAGCTTGCATTTAGTTACTTGCTCATCTGCTACTATGTAATCAGTCAATTCTATGACTCTCCAAAAAGAATCCTTTATCCAAATCTTATCGTTAAACTTAAGCCCAAATACATCAGTTACGCTAAGCTTGAAATAAGCCTCCATTATCTTTTGCTCTGAATCGTAAAGCTCAGAAATATACTGCCTCCAATATCTATCAAATAGCGTGTGCAATGGCATAGCCTCGATTGGATGCGGAGGAACTTCCTGCCCAAAGTTTAGGTCATTAGTGCCTATCTCAGTTGGAATATTTTGGTAATGGCTAAGCAAAGGTAATACTGTAAAGGTTGCATCCTCAGCTACCTCATCATACACCATAACTACAGCGCTCTCCTCGAATGGTCTTTTATAAAGTATTCGCGGCCCAGGCGCCATAAACTCTCCCGTCTCATTAAAGTATTTAGGGATGATATAATTAGTGTTAGGTATTAAGTCGCAAGGCGAAGCTCCGAAAGTTAGCTCTACTGTGAAATCACTTGTACTAAAGTCATTGCCTGCATCCGTTAATCTTAATTCACCATAGACTCTCTGAGCTGCTGTTTTATACTTAGCATTAAATAAATCTCCCTGCTCTTTATAGCTCCACTTAAGTAGGCGCTTTCTGATGTCAGCTGCAGGAGTTAATACAATGTCTTTTGATAGGTCTAACTTACCGGTCCAATCGTAATCATCTCCAGTACCTAAATACTCTACCATTGGAATAATCTCAACAGCGTTAGGCATGTTAGGATTAGGCACAAGCACAGCATTAAACATCTTAAGAATATCTCTTAAGAAATCTACTTGTTTCTGCTCAGGAGCATTCTTAACAAAGCTTACAGGCTGCGCTTGCAGCTCTCCTGTTACAAATGAGACGCCTATAGTACAGTTAGCACCAAATAAAATAGTTTGAGCGCTTCCTGCATGAGCATAAACATAGTAGCGTATCTCATCACCTACTTGCATATCTAAAGTATAGGTAGCGTATACAACAGGATCAACAGGAACTTGAATATATTGGCCTATTGATGGATCAAATTCTATCACAGTATCGGAAATAGATTGACCTTGGCCCATTGGTAAAAGTGTTTCTATGCCATCTCTTGTAACTCCTAAAACAAAGTCATAAGCATTTTGAGCAAATGCTACAGCACCTGGTATAATAAAATTAGCGCTAATAAAAAAGGTTGCATTAAAGTTACCTTGTGATGTATAAACATCGGAAGCAAAGCTATTGCTTGGATCAGTTGACTCAGTCCATCCTGTAAGTTGTTTCTTAGTTTGGCCATTAGCAGCAGCAACATTAATAGTAACTGATGTAGTTGCTCCTGCAAATGCTGCTAAAAATTTAGCTTCATCGTTATTTAATGGGCCAAGTGTAAGAGGATTAGTGATGTAAGGCTCATACATATTTTCTAACTCAGCAGCTATAGTATCTCCACTCCAAGTAAAGCCTGCTTCATTTATTATCTTGTCCATTAACCACTTTGCCTGAACAGCTAACGTAAGCTCTCCTGTGTAGATAGGATTAACTGAGCTGAATATCCTTCTGCTGCCTATGGCTGTATCTTCACTCCAATTTTGTCCCTTATCAGTCAGCGTATAGCAGATAGCGTTATCAAATAAGCTACCATCATTAATTAAGTTTACATTCTCATAAGTATTCTCATGGTCTAAATCTGAATAGTCTAATTCTTTAAGGAGCTTGTCTCCAATACTGCGAGCTAAGTCTACAGTCTCACCAAAGAATGCTATAACGAACTCATGCATCTTGCCCTGCTGAGTAATGGCCTGCTTAAATTGTATGTGGCCTTCAGCAATGGGTAAGGTATCTACTGAAAGAGTTGCCTCTATCTTACGAAGCACATTGATTTGCGTAGTGTCATCATTAAGCAGATTTACATTATACTGCTGACCAAAGAAATCTACGTTAGCCTTCGTTGCAGGGATTCTAAACTCACGCGAGAATGCTCCCCTAGTAGTAAACTCAGAAATGCTATTAAAATTAGATGAATAGCTGATGCTCTCATTTTCGTAAAGGTCTACTACTACAGCAGCACCATTGGTTGCCTTAACCGTTAATATTACTGATGGCTTCATGCTGTGTAATCGTTGCTAAATTTCAATGTCAATTCTAAGTCTGTTTTCGCGTAGCTGCGAGTCTTAATAGCCACGTAGTTATTAGATTCAATTACTACTGGTGTAGCGCTTCCATCTGCTCCAATCATGTAGACTGATTCAGAGTAGATTAGATTCTTAAGATATTCGAATTGTCCCTCTGTTAAGTAGTCAGTGCGTATACGCATCATCTTTTCAACGAATGGACTGCGCTCAGTTAATCCTCTATCGTAAGTGTTAAATCCAAATTCAGTAGTCTCATCTGCTGTCCCATAATTACCCACTACCTTTCTATATCTCTTGCGCTCCACTGAGTAAGAATACTCAGAGCGTTTAGTAAAATTGAAATAGTCCCATCCGCCTCTGCTATTAGTCCATCCTAATCTTAGCTTATCGAATCTGCATTCGTCATCTGCTTTGAATACAGCTATTGATCGTGCAGTTGCTGTGCCTCCTGCATTTCTAAAGTTAAGTAGGTAGTGATGCCATGTAGCTTGCAAGCCAAACGCATCCTCTATGTTACCCGGTAAGAGAGGCAAGTGGTTAAGCGTTCCTGCTGCAATTACGCAAGCTAAAGTATCAGTCTGAATAGGTGTTCCTGATGCATTGAATTGCACTATCTGTACATCATCTATTGCATTCCCTGTTAAAGTTGTGCCATTATCAGCAGGAATAGTAAGCACTCCGTAATCATCACTAAAGCCTGTTATACCAATCGTGTTAGCACCTAATGAGTATTGGCTGAGCATGTCATCCATTGCATAGGTCTCTCTTACTAAGTCGCTCATGATGTAGCTCGTTGCTGAGCTCAGCGCAAAGTGAGTAGCAGGATTAGGATTAAAGCCATCACTAATCTGAAAAGCTGCATTGATTAATGCGCTGCCATCTAATGGGTATTCAGTAGCCTGCACAGTAAACACACCAAGCACCTCATAACCTTCTTGAATAATTGTGCTAATGCCTAAAACATTACGCGATGTATCCGCATCTTGCACTGTTATAGATGCAAATAATGAAGGAACAGAATCAGTGCTATTCACTCCTAAATCCATTGCAGAACTTACCACAGGGTTAAGGTCAAATACTAAAGCGCCATTGATGTTAGGCTGCACGTAAAAGACATTAGAAGTAGTGCCATTGCTTACCTCTATCACATAGCGAAAGCCAGGCTGCCCTATGTTAGAAGATGTAGCCACCACGATAAGCTTCTGCTTAAGTGCAGTAAAAACGTATGGCTGCTGATGTATTGTAATTGCCATTATTAGACAGGTTTAATATTAGTTAGTTTTCTTGTTTGATTTAAGATGTAGATATACACCGCATCCCCCATTGCCTCGTTAAGTTGTGGCCCATATTCAGGTAGTGTCTCAAGATATGCATCTCTCCAATAGTAGAGCGGAGCAATACCTTTCTTTTCAATACTCTTCGCCATCGCATTAGCCACTCTTAAGCGCTGTGCCTCATCTCTATTTATTGCACTCTTAGCGAACTTAGTTCTTCTGCCTGTCTCGCCTATTGAGCGTAGCTTAATCTTTTTTAAGTTCATCCAATTAAGAATGGCATCTACAGGAGGCTTGGCTGCACTGGCTGCGAAGCGTGTATCTATGCCTTTGTAATTACTCTCCTTACCTTGCCTACCATATTCCACCCACTTAGCGTAGTCTGCTGATGAGTTAAAGCCGATAGATGGAGTAGTGCCTGTTACATCTATATCGTAATATAGCGAAGCTGCAAGCGTGCCTGTAGTGTTAGCTCTTCGCTTTTTGCCGTATCTCGTTTGCTGAATGCGAATGTTAGAGCGTGCACGATCCGTAACGGTCTCACCGAAATCAAGCAGCACATCGTATAGTGCTCCCTGTTCAAACAGCTCAGCAAGTATGCTCATTCTTTTTCAGCTTCCTCTTTTATCTTGTTGAAGAATTGAATCAATGGTAAGCCAAATTTGACAGGCATCTCTTGAATGAAAGCATCTAACTGCTTCAAATGTTCCTCTGTTAAGTTCATATTTAGAAAGATAAAATTGTTACACCTATTGCCTTCGCCACGCACTCCGTT